AATCAGGTCCAAGCTTTACAACGAATAGAACAGGAGTGAGTACTTCCTCATAATACATGGTTTTATCCGACTTAACCAACCCAATTTCGCTGTCGGCATACTCTTCCATAGCTTCTGGCACTACCGCGAGAATATGAAAGGTAGATGGGTCTGGCAGTTGTTTTGCCTTATCAACGGTGGTTTTGTTCAAAATACCGGATAAATCGACCGCTTTTAGGTCAAACTCAGTCGTCATCATTTGTCATCCTTTGCACGAGGTCGTTAATAACAGAATCTGCAAGGTTTAAACCCCGGATCACCCCGCAGACCTTTTTGTACTCATCAAATGTTTCGGCTCGGCTTTCCGCAATAAATGCGGTCTGCTCCTGCCTTATCTTTTCTATTTCCTGTTGCACGAGCGCCAAGGCTCGGATTTCATTGTTCATCAAGCTCCTTTAGACGGTTTGTTATCGGGCTTTTGTTGTGCCGCCCGTTGAGCACGCTGCATCGCCATTTGAGCGCGGTGTTTAGCCGCGTCAACACCAATGCGTACACCTTCAACTTCCATCTGCTTGGCAAGTTTGTCTTTTGCTGCGGCAGCTGTGGCTGCTACCTGCATAGCTGCAATCTCTTTCTGCGCCGCGATACGGGCTTCTTCCACCCGGATTTGGTCTGCCTTTGCCGCCGCCTCGATTTGCTGTTTCTGGGCTTTAAGCTGCAAGTCCTGCTGTTTTAGCTGAAGCTCCTGCATCTGCATCTGCACCACCGGGTCTTGCATCTGCTGCTGTGCCGCCTGTTGCTGGGCTTGTTGCTGATCCCTTTGGAGGATTTGCTGGGACGCCTGAGCAGCCAATACCGCAATCTGGTCTGCAATCTGCGGTGGGATTTTCTGGCGCTCGTCGCTGTTTTTGTCCTCCATTGGGGGCAAAGACATACCCATAGCTTGCTCAATCTCTATCCTGTACTGGAACGCCACATGCTCGTTTATATGAGCCATTGCTGAGGCAAAAATAGCCTGAGCCTGCGGGTTTTGCTGCATCATTGCCTGAATCCGGGGATTCTGGATGGCAGACATATGTACCTGAATATGAGCTTGGTGGTTCTGCTCTAGGAAAGCCTTAACGGGCTTCATGGTCAGGAGATTCTGGTTCTCCTGTATCGGGTCGATGGGGGTTGCATCGTCCTCAACCGGCACCAATTTGGCTGCGTTTTTAACCCCAAGGACCTCAATCATCTGCCTATGGAGTAGGGGCAGGTCATACAACTGTGGGGCTGATTGGGCTAACTGTAGGACTGCCTGATAGGTGACAATCTTCTGCGCCATCGTGGCGGCGTTTGGATCGCTCACCGGGATGACATCAATCATGTCGTAGTCTGACTTCTTGGCTCTGCGCGGGCCATCTGCTGGCTCATACGCATATTCCTCTGGGGTGTAGTCAGCAATAATGACTTTAAGCAGTTTAAACTCCTGCTTCATGGCGTAATGCAGCCTTGACTGGACCGCCGTCATTACCTTCAGAGTACGCTCCAGAAGAGCCAAAGTTGTCCCTACTGGGGCTTGGCTGCTCATATCGGAGACATTCATATCCCCGCTAGATGCAAATGCCCGACCTTCCTGAACAATATTCTGGAACAGAGCGTAAAGAACCTGACTTGGCTCTTTGTAGGGTAGGGGCAGGATATTGTCCCTAATAGAACCGCTAGGTACGTCTACGTCTCGGAACTCTCCGGGCTGAATTGGCGTGTCATCACCTTTAACGCGAAGGCCCCGTGATTTAAGACCGCCGGGGAGATTAGATAGAGTTCCCGCATCGACCAATTGACGTACAAGCATGGTCGCCGATTTAGCGTATCCACCGATGAGGTGGATGAGTCCATACCCGTAGAACCCGAACCCCGGGATGTATTGGTAGTGCACGAAGTGCTGCCGCTTGAGGTGGAGTTTGTCCTCTTCATACCAATTCCTCCTAATTGCCAAAATCTTGCTGGTACCCTTTTCAACGGTAACCACATACGGCAAGGCAATCCCGGTAGGTTTACCTTTCTTGTTCTTATGCTCAAACCCTTTGAGGTCAAGCAGAACATGCATCTCAAGAATGCGGTAGCGGTCGTCCTGAATCGCAGAAAGCCCCATTTCCTCAGCCTTCTGCTTCTCAATATCATCTAATTGATAGGTCGGATCGCCTAGCTGCACATCCCTGTAAAAGCCTGCGTCTATCAGCTTGGTGACCTCATTCTCGGTCTTACGCATCACATGTGTAACGCGCTCGGCACCCTCCAGATTAGAGGCTCCATAGGGCACCACAATATCTTCTGCGGGGATAAACACGGCAACCTGCCTGCCAAGGCTTGGGTCGTAATAAACCTTTTTAAACGCGCTGCCAGCCAGCGGTAGGTTCCACAGCAGCTTCTCATGCTCCGGGCGGTACTCAACCATCACCTCGGTAAGCTGGTAGTTCATGTCGTCCTTGACACGAGTAGCAGCTTCCTGAATCTCATTGTTGTCTTTGCCAATAATTGTGGTTTTAACTGGTCCCTGCGCCGGGAATGTCTCAGTAATCGCCTCAGACTGGAACCTAACCACAGACTCGGTTAGCATGGGGTGGAATACCCCGCAGGCACCCTGCCACGGCTCAGTCCTCTCCTCATACTTCAAACCAAGCAGTTTTAGACCGTCTACATAGGTCTGAATCCAATCCTTGCGGTCGTTAATATCTTTCTCAAAATCACTGACCAGATCGGACCCGAGCAAGGTAAGCTCGTTCTCATCCATGTAGTCGGCAAGATTGGCGTCAAAATCTTCAGCCGTTTCTTTTTGTGGTTTGAGTTCTATTTCAATATCACCGAGGCCAAGAGTCAAACTCTCGGGGTCTTCCACTTCAATCTCAATATCAGGGGCCTGCATGACCTCTTCTTCAAGACCCAACGGCGCTGCATACAAGCCCTTGTCAATCCCATTCGTTGCCATACTAGCTCCTTCTACACTGTGTAGTACCGCTCACGGCGATAGCCTTTGAACCATTTAATATCCTCCGGCTCATCTGTCGGAAGACGTAAAAACCCACCTTGCCTAAACCGCATCAACGCCAAAGTCGTGGCGTCTACCAAGTCATCATGCTCGCCTGCGGGAAATGCTGCAACCTCATCAACCAACTCTTCTGCCCAACGAGTCTGAGGGACCCATACTTTCCCAGACGCAATAATATCCGATACAGAGTTTAGCCTAGCTATCTTGTCTTGTCCTTTGCTTGGAGTGTACTCCTGCACCGGCACACCCATCGCCCTGAGGTCATAAATTAGCGGAGCACCGGATGCTTTCTTCTCTACAATTAGAGAGTCAGGCTCGTACTCCTTGTATTCCCGCAACACATCACGCTTTAGCTCTGGAAACTCTACCCGCTTTTTATAAGTATTCAGCAGAATCAGATTGGGACGGAACCCATCTTCTTCACAGTTAAATACACCCCATGTAGTACCTGCTGAATAGTCAGCACGCTGAGTTTTCTCAAATGCCGTATCCCAAGACTGAAGAATGTAGTCACATGTCGGCGGCTCATCTTTCTCCCACCATTTCCACCAGTCGCGCTTGACAATCGCAGACTCATTACCGACCGGATTTTGCTGATACTGGGCTTGCCACTTACTATTAGGCAGCTCTTCTTGGAGCGCTTTTAGCTCTTCAATAGACCAAAACTGGGGCCACAGGGGATTCCCTGAGGGCAAAATTGCCGGGAACTCAATAACTTCCCACTCCTCACCACCCCTCTGGGCTGCTGACTTGAGCACCTGTCCGGTTAAATCTCTTTGCGCCCACCTTGTCATCACGATGACAATAGCTCCCCCCGGCTGGAGACGCTGCCGTGGGCCTGAGGTGTACCACTCGTACACCTTATCATATACCTCTGGGTTGGAAGCCGCCATAGCAGCCTCTTGTTCTGAGTGTGGGTCGTCAATAATCAGTACGTCAGCACCCTTACCGGTCACTGCACCGCCCACACCAATAGCAAAATAGTCACCGCCCTTGCTGGTATTCCACCTTCCGGCTGCTTTTGAGTCCGCTTGCAGAGCTAAATTGGGAAAAATGTTGTTGTAGACCTCAGAATCCACCAAATTTCGCACTTTTCGACCAAACCCCACCGCCAATTCAGCCGTGTGGGAGGTCTGAATCACTTTTTTGTGCGGAAATTTACCCAAAAACCAAGCCGGGAGCAGGTATGAGGCAAATTCTGACTTGGTATGGCGGGGTGGCATGTTAACAATTAGCCTTTTACAAGTGCCATTTGCCACGCGCTCAAAGGCTTCAGCCATTCTTTTGTGGTGAGCACCCGAGATAAAGGTGGGCCAGACCTTTTCTACAAATTTAATGAACTTATCTTGGCAAAGCTCACGCTCTTTTAGCTTCTCCAACTTAATAAGCTGGGCTTCTAACACACGCATATCAGCATCTGACATCTTGCCAGAAGAGATTGCGGCTTCGATTTCTTTAAGCGTTAGGCTCATCAGTGCTGGTTTTGTTTGCTGCGTCAGCTTTACCGTTGGGCTGTACTTCGCTAGGGCCTAAATACGTATCCAAATCGTCTAGTGGTGTTACATCTGTAATGTCCGCATTCATCAGTCGCTTTATACGCTCTTTGATTGACTCTTCAAGTCCTTTACTTGTGCTGTGGTGCACCGTAATTTCACTGCGTTCTGTGAACAACCCAATATCTGAATGTTTGCCAAGCAACTCAAGTGCTTTGATCTCAATCTTAGGATCACCGCAGTCAGTCATTTTGACCAACTTATTTGTGATGAACGTGCGGGCTTGCTGTATATCTGCAAAGGCTTGAAAGTCAAATTGTTTGACTAGCACCGCAGCGGCTTTAGCTTCTGCTGCACTCTGTATGTGTTTGGGAGTAGCAGGTTTATCAACACCATTGATTACTTCCGCAGCTTTATGTAAATCCTTATCCTCGTACTCAAGCCCGGGGCCGAGCATATCTATAAGGTCTGCGGTATTTGCAGCAATAGCAACGGCATCCTTATGAGTCTTGGGTTGCTCATCGGATGTGTCGAACGGTAAAGGGTGTTCTGCCGTAGGTTGTATGTTAATCATGCGCACCGAAGGTTATCGGGAATTGCGCCGAATATAGCAGAAATATATGTGGGGATGCAAGAGGAGGTGTGGGACTCCTACCGGGGGGTGTTTCTATATAGAGGGGGGTGGGGGTATTTGTGGTACAAAATGATAGGGGGAGGGGGGCAAAGTTTAAAAATGAGTACCGGGTGAGCGGATCATAGTGTAGTGAGGCTCTGGGACTCCTTCACCCGTTTTTGGGTGGGTGGGGTCAACGGTGAGCGAATAACCTAACACTGTTAGGCTATCCCCGCTTGAATTTTTATTTACGCTCAACCTTGAATCTAGCATCAAATTGTGGTATAATATAAGCATGCAAACGGAAAATGGTTCTGATTGCATACTCGGTTAGGTAGTGGATTCCCCGAACCTAACAATGTTAGATGGAGTTTGAAAATGTCAGAAGTAATTATCCCTGTCGAGGTATCCCTCGAATCCCTGCGCAACGATGTTGCGGAAGCCGGTGTCCGTCAGTATGGCGCTGAGCGCCGGTATGCTGAATTCCTGAACGCAACCCTCCCCGCGTTCTGGTTCAAGGTGGAGCACAATTCCACGGCTGACGCCGATAAACCAGTGCATACCGAGAAAAAGGCATTGTATGAGGTGCTGAAAAAGGCAAACCATACCAACCCCTCCACGGTGTGGGCGCGGGTTCGCAAGTATGCGGCTGATATGGTCGCCAAGGCAGAAGCCGCCGAAAAAGTTGCCAACGGTGAATCCATCGGTGAGGGTGAGGGTTCCGGTAATGCTCGCCATACCCGCTCGCTGAATCTGCGCCTGATTGAGGAATTGGGTTCCTTGTGGAAGGCTACCAAGCGCGCTGATTCCCTTTCGGACAAAGAGCGCCAAGCACAAACCCATATCGGTAGCGCTCTGAACGCTCTCGGCGTGGATACTGCAACCCTCAACTAATCGGAGCGGGGAGGGGAAACCCTCCCCTGTATGAAAATGGAAAATCTATTCTTGGGTTTAACCGCAATAATTGGAAGCATAATGCTCTGGATCGCGCTCAACGCGGTGATGGCTGAGGGTATGCTGATGGCGGCAGGGATGCTGATTGTGGGTTCAATATCTACATTCTATGCACTTGGTAGCCTATTCTCGAAAGGCAACTAATGAAAACCCTCACCGTTGGCAAAATCAACTTGATTCGCTATTGGGTGAGGGTTGAAACCCTCATTGCAGTAGCCGAGCGCCGAGAGTATTCACCTATTTCCAGATAGGCAACTCCACCACCATCACCAACCCCCGCCATGTGCGGGGTTTTTTTGCGCTTGCGTATTTTATATTACGCCTAACATTGTTAGGCTTGTGCTTTGCTTTCGTCCCGCCCTCATGTACCAGTTCCCTATGCGGCGGTAGGACTAAGCTCCTCGGTGATGTCCAATGGTGTCGGCCTCGCGTGTACCAGTTCCCTATGCGGCGGTAGGACTTGCGTTGCCTAACAATGTTAGGTTGAATTTTTATTTACGCAAGAACTTGAAGTTACCACTAAAATGTGGTATAATATACTCATGCCAACAAAGATTGTCGGCATACTGAGTTAGGCGGGTTTACCTAACATTGTTAGATAGTTAGCATATTGGAGTATTAGCATGAACGAAGTCATTATCCCTGTGTCCGTAGACCTTACCGCCTTGCGTGTTGAAGTCGCCGAAGCTGTGGTACGCCAGTACGGAGCCGAGCGTAGGTATGCCGAAGCACTTTGCGAAGTGTTACCGTCCGAGTGGTACTTGGTCGAACATAGCGATACTAGCGAAGTGGCAAAGCCAGTCCATGCCGAAAAGAAAGCACTCTACGAAGTGTTGAAGGCGGCGAAGCACTCTAACCCGTCAACAGTCTGGGCGCGGGTACGCAAGTATGCACAAGCCCACATTGAAGGCGAGCCAACCGAAGCTAGTGCGTCCGAAGGCGAAGGAAACGCTCGGCACACTCGGTCACTTGATCTGCGTCTGGTCGAAGAACTGTCGGCACTCTGGAAAGCCTGTGGTCGTGAAGAAAGCCTGAGCACCAAACAAAGGGACGCCCAGACATTCATTGGATCGGCATTGAACGCAATGGGTATTGACCTAGCGACAATCAAGTAAATGTAACAATACTAGGGGAAACCCTAGTAACACTAAGCCCGCCAAGTGCGGGCTTTTTTGCGTCTGTGCTTTGTTACGAAACCTAACATTGTTAGGTTGAGGTCTGGAGATTTAGTGTACCAGTTCCCCACGCGGCGGTAGGACTCAGGTTTTGGTGCTACTCTTAACTGATATGCTGTACACAGCATATCACCTTTTTTCCCGCTTGTCAAGCACTCTTTCAAATTATTTTTAGTCAGCACCTAACAATGTTATATTTTCTGTTATGTTTTTGGGCTTTGTTATGTTTCATAATGTGAATGTAACATTATAAGTTGTTGATTCTAAAGGAAAAAACGCCTAATGTTATATGTTACACTTTTTTACGAAATGACACCTCAGGAAATTGAGGGGTTGAGCAGGTCAGCATGTGCAATTCGTACCACGCAGCAAAAATGGAACCCTATATATAATAATCAAAATTTCATAACTTTATAACATTACACAATTTTTCGCTTCTAACTCATTGATTTTATTGACTTTTCTTTTGTTACATTCTTAAAAAAATTTTATAACATCCCCGTAACTTTGTCACATTCAAATGTAACACTGCGCCCCCTCCACCCCCACCCCTGCTGCACCCCTACCCCCGCCCCCGCTTAGCTACATTTAGTCTCGCCCAAGACTAAATCACTTGACTTTTGTGTAACTTTGTGGTATAATATAAGAGTAGCGCAAAGCTAGGAATTAACCCTGCCCGTGCTACAAATCCAACCAACCGAAGGAGCCGACCAAATGAGCCTAACAATGTTAGATGCAGACCAAGACTGGAAACCGTGCCGAGAGTGCGGTGACGATGTGCACATTGAACGATGGGCAAGGGGATACCGACTCTGCCTATTCTGCGGTGAAGAAGCCGCCCGAGCCGACCGCAAATCATGGTGCATTATCCAAGAGTACGGCAAAGGCGGTTATATGTATGTCAGCAACGAGAGTGCACCTGTCACGCTCAAGCAGACCAACCAGAAAAACCTGAGAACCTAAGGAGAGTACGAAATGAATAATGAAGTCATGGGTGATATACAAGTAGTATGGGAGCAACTCAACGGCATCCTGTACGATCTAACGGAAGGCAACCCTGCCGATGCAGTCGAGTCTGTTGAGGACTGTATCGAACGCTTGGAAAGATGGATTGACCAAGGAGCTAAAAATGACTAACCAAATCAAAAACCAATGTGCGTGTGGCAACACCACATTTGAAGTGAATGTGACCGTAGAGGGTACGGAAGTATGGCAAATAGATTCCAAGGGGCGGCTTGTCGAAGTGGTTGCCGAGTTGGACGATCAAGACCGCATCCCAGACCCAGTAGGCACTTGTACCAAATGCGGTGCAGGGGTTGTAGTAACGCTTGATTAAAGGAGAGTACGAAATGAAAACCAGACCGAAGCGAAACCTAAACCAAAGGAATCCAGTCGTGCGCGACATGATTGCCAACCCCAAGCGTAACGCGGGCAAGCACACAAACAAGGGGTACGAAAAGATACCTAACAATGTTAGGTCTGTGCGGACTGCCGACTACATCAAGCGGTTAGATATGGAGGAGCAAGTAGTCAACAGCGGGTACGAGCCGATGACTGCGCAAGAAATGGAGAATTTGCAACGCGAACTGTATGAGTTTTTCAGGAGTACGAAATGAACTTAACCGTATATGAGAAGGTGGAGAGGGTAGTGTTCCTACTTGCCATCATTGTGTTTCTGTTAGATGTACTTTTTTGGAGGGCTGGATAATGAGTTACTGCGGTACGATTTACAAACTACCTAGGCGGGTGCGAACCTATGCCAAGGCTAAGGAAATCCACGATAAAACCAAGCCGATCAGGAATACGAATACTCGCCCGTTCGGTGCTCGAAGGGATCACGATAAGTATTCCATCGAAATGGTAAGTGGGTCAGATGATGTCCTTGTGTACTACGGACGCAGATGGGCGTCTGGGGCGTTTATAACATACCACGCTGATGACACTATAACTATCAAGCGAGCGACCAAGTGGGGTTCTAGCTTGGCGCATCAAGTGATTGAGTGGGTGCTTGGTATACCGACGGACGGTAGGTTAAGCCGTACCAACCTAACCATAAATGGGGGCAAGTACGCGCTGAACTATGGCGAGGAACTGAAGGTGCGGTGGAGTGACAACAAGTGGGAACTGCTGACAATCAAAGAGTACCACGACTGGCGCATCAATCGTAAGGGTGCTAACAATGTTAGGGCTAGGTACAAAGCGTTTGCCGACTACCTCAAAGGGTTCGTATCCCTGCGCACCGAGCAAGGGGAAGAGGGCGAGAATCCGGTGATTTACATACCCATATCCGAGTATGTCGAGGCGTTTCCCGAACGAGTGGAGGATGCACCGAAGAATCAGGATGGTTCGTTCCAAACCTATGCTCAGACCTATCGGTGTAGGGACAATCGATTCTTTAGGCGTAACCAACCCACGCCCCAAGTGTTTAGGATGCCGACAAGCTACAACCTGCGGGATAAAAGCGAGAAGCACTATCGGGAGGATGTGTCCGACTACCTATTCTTGGTGCTGAGCAACGACTCGCAGAAGTGGTACAAAGCGGCGCTTATTGCGTGTGCTCCGAAGAACAAATCGTGGCACGAGGGGGTGTGGTCACTAACACCGGACAATGTGCACTTCTTATCGCCGAGCCAACCGACTAAGTTTTTTGAGGAGGTCATACTGAAACTGCATAGTGACGAGGCGTTTGAGCGTGTGAAGCTCAAGCAGGGGCAAGTGCCTACGCACAAATACGATGGGTGGGTCAACAAAGAGGAAGGGGGCAATTAGTCTTGGGCGAGACTAAATCACTTGCATTTAGTGTAATTTTGTGGTATAATTAAAGGGTTAGGTTGGATTTTGACTATCGTCAGCCGCCCTAACAATGTTAGATGGCTAGATAACTTAATTTGTGTTTGATCTATTAGGAGTGTTAGAAATGTCAGAAATTAACTTTGGCAAGAGCATCACGCTCAAGCAAGCCGCAAACCTCATCAAGTCCAACCCTGAGACTCGGTTCCTGTTACAAGGCGAGCCTGGGATTGGCAAGTCATCCCTGCTCAAGAACATTGCCGACTCGCTCGGTTATGACCATGCGTATATTGATGTACCCAATATGGACTTGGGCGACATTGCGATGCCGGTGATCGACCACGATACCAAGACCACCCGCTACTATCCGAACGCTCGGTTCAAAGTGCATGAAGGCAAACCGTTGGTCATCATGTTGGATGAGTTTACCAAGGGTGCAGACCCTGTGAAGAATATGCTGCACCCCATGTTGGAGAAGGCGAACCCGCGACTCGGCGACTTATCGTTGAACGATCAGACGATTGTTTTTCTTACCGGCAATTTGACTACTGACGGAGTGGGTGACTCGCTCAAGGCACATAGCCGCAACCGACTGGTTCCTGTGACTATTCAGAAACCCGATGCCGAGCAGTGGATTGAGTGGGCGTTGAACAAAGGGCTTGAAGCCGAGGTGATCGCGTGGGTGAATCGTTTCCCCCATGTGCTCGCAAGCTACACCGATGCCGCGCAGGGTGACAACCCGTACATCTACAACCCACGCAAGCCACAAGCGGCGTTCGTATCACCACGTTCTCTGGAAACCGCATCTAACATTGTTAGGACTCGCAAGCAGTTGGACTCCGACACGGTGATTGCCGCATTGACCGGAGCTATTGGCGAAGCAGGTTCGCGTGATATGCAAGCGTACATTGAGTTCAGCGATCAGTTGCCCACATGGGAAGCAACAATCAAAGACCCCAAGCATACGAGCATACCCACAAGCCCAGGCGCGTGTGCCATCGTGGTGTTCGGTGCGATTGCGCGTATCGACAAACAGACCATTACCCCATTCATGGAATACCTTGAACGGTTTGATGCCGAGTGGCAAGCGGTGTTCGCTATCAACATCGCCAAGACCCCAAGCAAGCAGAGCATTGCGTTCAGTTGCAAAGCGTTTGCCGACTGGGTTGCGAAGAATCAAGACCTGCTGTGATTAACTACCAACGAAGGAGCTAACAATGTTAGAGGAAAGACGAGTACAGAAAGCCAAGATCAGCCTGATGCGTAACCCGAAGTTTGCATTGTGGTCTGGCATATTGATGGTTGGGCGTACTAGCGTAGTGGATGACATTCCTACTGCGTGTACCAATGGTAGGGATGAATCGTATGGGCGCAAGTTTGTCGCTGACCTGAAAGAATCAGAGTTAAATTTTGTAGTGCTTCACGAGAATCTGCACAAGGCGTTCAGGCATCTGACGACTTGGAAGAAACTGCACGATGAAGATCACAAGTTGGCTAACGCCGCTTGCGACTATGTAATTAACCTCAAGCTGAAGGACATTGATCCTGTCGAGCAGATCATTGCAATGCCCAAGATCAAGAGTGGGCTGTTCAAAGGTAAGCCGATGGGGTTGGTGGATGAACGGTTTCGGGGGATGAACGCCAAGCAAGTGTTCGATATTCTCAAAGAGGAGCAGGAGAATAGCGACGGCGGTGAAGGTGGCGAAGGTGGCGAAGGTGGCGAAGGTGGCGAAGGTGGCGAAGGTGGATTCGACGACCACGATTGGGATGGGGCGCAGGAACTATCCGATGAGGATAAGAAAGAACTAGAGCGCGACATTGACCAAGCATTGCGTCAGGGGGTAATGGCGCATCAGAAGATCGCGGGAACTGGTGCAGGAAGCGTGGATCGTGATTTGCTAGACCTACTTGAGCCTAAGGTAGACTGGCGCGAAGTGTTGCGGGAGTTTGTGAAAGCTACATGCAACGCAAAAGATACGTCATCTTGGCGTAGGGTTAACCGTAGGTTCCTATCTACCGGCACTTACATGCCGAGCCTGATTGGTGAGCGTGTAGGTCACTTGGCTATTGCTATCGACACATCCGGTAGTGTGGGTGGCAAAGAGTTGTCCGAGTTCCTAACAGAAGTTAGGTGTATCGCAGAAGAGGTTAAGCCACGCCAAGTGGACTTGATCTATTGGGACTCAGCAGTGGCGGCACACGAGGAGTATTCGGAGAGCGATGTACCTAACATTGTTAGCTCAACCAAACCACGCGGCGGTGGTGGCACTTCACCTAGCTGTGTATCTGCATATCTGAAGGAGAAACGAATTGTCCCCGAGTGCATCATTGTTCTTACCGATGGGTACGTTGGAGACGATTGGGGCAACGATTGGACTGCCCCTGTACTCTGGACGATTGTTGGAGGTAATGATGTTGTTGCCCCGAACGGTAAGACAGTTCATCTTAAAGACTAAGGAGAGCAAAATGATGGTAATCGAAATGGGTTACAAAAGTTATGTTGTAACCACAGAGCAAGCGCTAGCAGTTGCTAGCGTATTAGATAAGGCAGAAATATACGAGCGTAAGTACCTTACGAAAGAGGAAAGGTCAGCAGGTGGGGTCGAACATTCTCACCATGTGTATCCAAACGAAGAAGGGTTCACGTTGAGGACTCTCAGCGAAAGCCTGTATCAGATGGCAAAGTTAGCAGGTAAACCAACCAAGGAGAAATGAAATGAGTATTAGCGCATCAGCAGTATTAGTCGAACTGAACATCAGTGTTTGGCCCGCATCGAAGGTTGACCGCGAAATCACCGACAAGGTGAACGCAGACGCAGGGGCGGTGCACGGTGCATCGCAGACCAAGAAGAATCTGTTTGCGGGTACGAGCCTACGTAAAGACATAGAGAAGTTGGCGGCGCGAGTTCGCCTGTACCACAATCAGCACACCCTACCGTGGGCAGACAAGGGCGAGCGACTATTGCCGACCAAGTTGTTCATGGAGTACAAGCAGGTTATGAATACGTACGAACAGACGTTCAACATGATGTGCGATAACTTCTTCAATGAATACCCGCGACTAGTCGCCGAAGCACCCCAAGCATTGAAGGGGTTGTATAAGGCAGAGGACTACCCAGATATAGAAGAAGTTCGCTTGAAGTTTGGCTTCCGACGTACGGTTAAGCCCGTACCAGAGGCGGGTGACTTTCGACTTGATGTACCCCTTACGGACATAGAGGAATTGCGCGAGGAGTTCACCAAGCAGCAGACCGAGAAGCTAGCCGAGGCAGTGCGTGAGCCGTGGGAGCGACTGCACAAGATTCTAGTGGACACTTCCAAGAAGTTGGAGGATACGGACGGTGACGACAGTAAGAAGCGGTATCACGATACGCTAGTATCCAATCCGTTGGAATTGTGTGCGTTGTTAACCAAGCTGAATGTAACCAATGACCCGCAGTTGGAGGAAGCGCGGCGACAGGTAGAGGTAACAATGTTAGGCGCAAACATTGAGACGATCAAGGATGATGCGGAAGTGCGCAAGCAGTTGAAGTCCAAGGTGGACAACATCTTGGGTAAGTTTGAGTGGTAATAAGGAGTAACGAAATGAGTATTGGAAACCCTTTTAATCTAGCTAACGTAGTCTTTAATGAGAAGTACCAGCAAAGCGGGATGTGCAAACAGCAGTGCAGTCGTACTATTCTCAGTGACGTTATCTATACGCTAGCATACGACAAGCCAACGTGGATGTTTGTGGTGAGTAGTGCAGACTACCAACAAAACGCCGATACGTTTGAGGTCAGACAAGATGGTGAATTACTTGGCACTATTACTACTAGCTACTACCGTGGGGACTACTGCGTAGAAATCGAGAACCCTCGCATAGCTAAAACACGCGAGCGTAGGGGTGGCTATCGCACCCAAGACCGTGCAAAAGCAGTAGCGGCGGTAAAGAAGATGTTCGGGCGTAAGAGTACGCAAGAGGCACTAGAGGAAGGACGCAAGCAAGTTGGCAAGACGTTAAGCGAGCAAGTATGGGGCAAATCACGCGCATACAACGGTGCTGCTCATACACTAGAGCAGGAACTTCTAACCTTTGCTAATAAAGATGCGACAGTACAAGCGGCGTTCTCATCGCACCTAACATTGTTAGGTAAGTCGCACCTACAAACCAAGGTAGCCGAAACTCAGTCGGAAATGCTGACCATAGAAAGCATTAAAGACAAATTCGACAACGGTAAGACTGCGGTAGTAGTCAGAGTAGATGGTAAGTACATCGTGCAGATAGGTGACAAGGTTGACATTTTAGATGATAATGCGCTCCCTCTCAGCATGAGAAGCAAGATCGGTATGCTGAAGCTGGTGGATGATGAACACACCATCACAGACGTAGGTTGCCGAGTGAACAGCGAGACCTTTGTTATCCTTACCGAGGAGGAAGAACCGAAATGAAGTACGAAGTAGAATTTAAGAGGGAGAGTTGGGTGACATACAACGTTGAGGCTAGCTCTCTTGAAGAAGCAGAAGAGATAGCGTGGGATGAGATGGAGAAAGACGGCATGGACACTGGCTACGCAAATTGGTCGGTAGAAAGCATAGAGGAGATGAAATGAAGCTATACCGAATCAACTATCACAGCAAAGACCACGGTTCCTGCTTAATGTGGGCGGGTACGCAAGCAGATGCAAAGCGAATCTACAAAGAACTAAGTGTAGAGCACGAAAAGTTTAACGTAGACAAGCCACAACTTGTTGAAGTACCCACTGCCAAACCTGCACTGCTAGCTTGGTTGAATATCTATCTTGTAAGGGATAACGGATGAAAGGAGGTTAGTTATGACAACAGGGATAGAATTTTTGAAACCTGAGAAGAAACGCAAAGGGCGCGGACTTGGTAAGAAACCCGCACTCTTCTGCACGAGCTTGCGTATACCAAAGGAGGTGATGGATTATTTCAACACCCACCATGCGTACACAAAGCAAGCCAAGATGAGGGAAATTCTTACCGAGTATGTAATCAACCAAACCAAAGGAGTTAGTAATGAGCAAGCGTAAAGGTCGTAGCACGGCGGCAAAAGTACGTGCATTTATGCAGAAGAACCCCAAAGTCAGCGTAGCTGATGTAGCTAAAGAGTACGGCGTTACCAAGCAGTACGTCTATGGGGTGCGGTGGCATATGAACAAGAAAACACTAGCTGAAGGGGGCGTACCAGACGTAAAACGTACCAAGACCTATAAAGCGTTGGAACGTAAAGCCAAAGATGCAAAGAGAGATGCCGACTACTGGAACGCTATCACTACTGCCGCATCCGCTATTGAGATGTTTGAGCCTACGCCCGATCCGGTGAACCACCCTGCCCATTACAAGGTAGGTGGGGTAGAGACTATCGACTTCATTGAGGCGAAAGGCTTAAACTATCACTTGGGCAATGTCATCAAGTACATCACCCGCGCCGATCACAAAGGCGATAGGGTGGAGAACCTGCGCAAAGCCAAGTGGTATCTTGAGCGTGAGTTGAGTAAGGTTGAAGCAAGGACGTAAGCTGATGCCGACCACCTAACAATGTTAGGGTAAATCCTAATAGTTTAGCCCGCTTTAAGCGGGCTTTTTTTCGTCTTGCACTTGACAAAGTAAAACGATGTGCTATGATGGATGCTCTGAAAATTATTGGAGCATCAGATGGAGCATTGTCCGACTTGTCAGCAAAAGATTAGAAAGCTAAACCCGCACAGTATGTGCCGGTCAAAAGTTGCACTCTTAGAGTTCATCGCTGCACAAAACGGTGAATGGGTAAAAATTTCCACAGGACACAAACGGCAGGTGGTAGGTGATGCCGCTGTGCTTGCGCTCAGACTGCAATGGTTTGGGCTGGTGGAGCACGGTGAACGTAGGTCAGGTCTTTATAGGGTCACACCTGAAGGCATTGCTTTTTTGTGTGGCACTCACGCAGTACCCAAAACTATTTGGTGTAGGGATAGCAAGGTGGTTGACCGCGACACCACAATGGTCACAATCAACAGCGTAAAGAACGTGATCTTTAACAGGGAATACTGGAACAACTATTCCACACATCAGAGGTCATATGGCATCAACCCCTGAAGCTAAGGTCAAAGCCAAGATCAAGGCTATCCTCAAAGCGCACAACGTCTACTACGCTATGCCGATTGGCACGGGCTACGGTAACAGCGGTGTACCCGACTTCCTTTGCTGTGTGCGTGGCAAGTTCATCGCCATTGAAGCCAAAGCAGGGAAGGGTCAGGCGACAGCACTTCAGCTAAAGAACCTGCAAGCCATCAAAGCTGGAGGCGGCACTGCACTAGTAATCAACGAGTCGAATCTTGACGACCTAACAAATGTTATAGCGGAGTGCCAGTGAAAATTCTCACCGTGGATTTTGAAACTTACTACTCGCGTGAGTTTAGTTTGACCAAAGTAACTACTGAGGAATACATACGGGACGAACGGTTTGAAGTCATCGGCGCTTCGGTGCAGGAGGACGGCGGGGAGCCGGTATGGTTCAGCGGGGGCGCTCAAAGCATGTACCAGTTCCTTACTCGGTATGACTGGGCTAATTCTCTGGCGCTAGCCCACAACGCCCCGTTCGACGGCGCAATTCTTAGTTGGGTCTACGGCATCAGCCCCAAGGGTTGGCTTGATACTTTGTCGATGGGTCGAGCGCTTCATGGTACAGAAGTTGGTGGAAGCCTAAAGGTACTAGCGCAGCATTACGGACTGGGCGAAAAGGGTACAGAGGTAGAAAACGCGCTAGGTCTGCGGCGGCAGGACTTCAGTGATGCACAACTTTCTAGGTATGGAGAATACTGCAAGAACGATGTTGCGCTCACCTACGCATTGTTCCAAGCTATGGCGAATGACTTCCCGCCGACTGAGTTGCGATTGATTGACTTGACCATCAAGATGTTCACGGAACCTGTGTTGCAGTTAGATAGGGACTTGCTGGAAGATCACTTAGCAGCAGTGCGCAAGCACAAGGAAGAAATGCTCGGTGCGTTTGATCGTGATGACCTGATGAGTAACCCACGGTTTGCCGACCTGCTTAAAAAGCTGGGTGTCGAGCCACCGATGAAACTTAGCCCCGCTACGGGCAGGGAGACATACGCATTTTCTAAGACCGATGAAGAGTTTAAGGCGCTCCTTGAACACGATAACGAGGATGTACAAGCACTAGTATCAGCTAGGCTTGGGACTAAATCAACCATCGAAGAGACTCGCACCGAACGGTTCATTGGGATTGCTGAGCGAGGTGCATTGCCCGTACCACTGCGCTATTACGCTGCACACACTGGGCGATGGGGTGGGGATGACAAGCTGAACTTACAGAACTTGCCAAGGAACTCACCACTCAAGAGCGCCATCATTGCACCGGACGGGTACATGATGATTGACTCAGACTCTTCTCAGATTGAAGCACGTACGCTGGCATGGTTAGCAGGACAAAACGATCTAGTGCAAGCGTTTGAGGACGGCAAAGATGTGTACAGAATCATGGCGTCAGCGATCTACGGCAAGCCCGAGGCTGACATAACCAAAGATGAACGCTTCGTAGGTAAGACCACGATTCTTGGTGCAGGCTACGGCATGGGCGCAGTCAAGTTCAAGGCGCAACTAAAGAACTTTGGCGTAGACATGGAATTGGATGAAGCTAAGCGTGTCATTGATACGTACCGACAGACCTACCCAATGATTCCTGAGCTGTGGAAATCGGCTGCTGCTGTGCTTAAAGCTATTCTTCAGAATCAGCAGACTACTTTAGGGCGGAATGGGGTGTTAGTGGCAGAGGGCATAAAAGGCATAAAGCTACCCAATGGGCTTTATGTTAAGTACCCCAAGCTACGCATACACGAGAACGAAGGTAAGTCTGAGTTGGTGTACGACACTAAGAAAGGCAAAGCCACTATCCCCAACCGAATCTACGGCGGCAAGGTCATTGAGAACGTGTGCCAAGCCCTAGCGCGTATCATCATTGGCGATCAGATGCTGTTAGTAGCTAAAAAATATAAAGTAGCTATGACAGTACATGATGCTATCGGCTGCGTGGTTCCTGAAGCTGAAGTCGAGACGGCTAAGAAATACGTGGAATTGTGCATGAGAATACGCCCCCAGTGGGCGAAAGAACTACCCTTAAATTGTGAGGCTGGATATGGAAAAAGCTACGGTGATTGTTGATTACGCAATGCCTTGCATGATGGCAGAGAAGGCGCTCAAGGATTTGCACAACGCTGTCCTTGACCAGAAGCTAGACGAAGCTATTGAACACTGCATGGAAACCATTGTGCAGAGTCGGTTGCTGTTGGCTTCTCTTAAACACATGAAGGAGAAGAACACATGAACAAAATGTGCCAGAAAGCCGCCGAAGATGACGATGACATCCAAGATTACAAGAAGCCTTGGGTTGGGCTGACGGATGAGGAGGTTGATTTGCTTGAGGAGTTATACGCCCCGCCTGTTCATCCTGATTTTGTAAACGATGCAGACCACTGTCTGGAACTGATACGCCATGTCGAAGCCAAACTCAAGGAGAAGAACACATGAGTGCTAAACCAATTCCATCCAAAGACGTAGCCGCTAGCATTTGGAAAATCATTGAAGACGTAGCTAACGAATATCCCGAAGAAGAACGTGAAGAGCTAAAAGCTGTCATGCTAGGGCAGTTAGGCATGGCTTTGTTTGCTGGTCCTGTTGAGGAGAAGAACACATGAGTGAATTAAAACAAGAGCAGCCAACAGGGATGCCAAATGAAATTCTATTGAGAGTTATTCAAATCAATGAATCCATTGTGCGACAAAACGCTTTGCTTATTCAAACGCTGACCCTCCCATCTTTGGTGGTTAGCGGAGAAAAGCCGGGGTCTTGGACTGAATATCCGAAGGAGAAGAACAATGGATGAAAAGCCAGAGCAGGAGCCGATGGCGTGGCGCAACGCTGCTATTCGTGTTGGCGAAGATTTATCTTCTGTCGGGCCTCATGGATATTACGACATGACCGCACAGCAATGGCTTGATTGGGCGATGGAACAACAACCACAAGGTAAGAATTCTTTGACTCAGCAGGAGGCGTGTGCCAAATGCAAAGAATGGGAAGCAGTATGCAACCAACATTTGCGCCACATCAAGAAGATCAAGAAACAGCACACATGGGTTGGGCTGACTGATGAGGAACAGCAAGAAATCTATGACGCATGGGTAAGAAAAAATGATGGATGGGGTAGCTTCTACACCCTGATTGAAGCCAAACTCAAGGAGAAGAACACATGATCTTGATTGAAATATCATGGAACGGCGAGGAGGCTGAAGTTCGTTACACACAAGAATTCCTTACCGCACACCGAATTCTGCAATTGGACGCATTGGTAGATGCAAAACTTTTGTTGGAAGACGTGTACAAATCTTTACTCAAGGAGAAGAACACATGAAGAAGTCGTTGCCCTACAACACAGGCAAGGTGGCAATCGGACTCAACTACGAACCGCCAAAGCGTAACTACATGTCCCACGAGGAAGAGTTCTGGCAGAGCGTTATCCTAGGAGAGCGCCAGATAGAACAGTACCTCTTGCGTATCTGTTACCTCATGGGCGCAGTAGCATTTGTTGTAATGCTAGTCTTATGGATGACACTAAAATGAAATCTAAAACCCCTGAACCCCTGTATCAACAAACCATCCCCGTCGAAGACCGAGGCAAGGTGGTGGCAAGCAAATACTACCGAGTTAACCAGAACATGGATGGGTTAGGGCATAGCAGACACCCATACCTGCTTGAGTGCAACATACGGATTGACTTTGGTAAGGACGGTGGCATCTACAAAGTCGAGTGGTCTAACAAAGTATTAGGAGAAAACACATGACAGAAAAAGACGATTGCCCTCAGTGCCGTAGTTACAAGTTAAGCGCCGCTATGTGGCGCAACGAGGCGTACAAACACGCTGGCACACCACTGCCGTGGGAGCCTGAAGAGCTACTACGCAAAGAGTACGAGCGTGGGTACATGGATGCGATGGGCTGGAAAGCACAAAACCATCTAGAACATTTGCCGGAGAACAAACATGATTAGTTTATTAAAGAGTTTAACCGATCAAGTCATTACTTGGTTGCGGGATGACCCTGTGCGCCCTGAAGTGCCATTCGCTAATCGCATCGGTGACAATGCGGAGATATTTACCTTGCCCGGCGAGGACAGGCCATTCGCTATCACCTGCGTGGCGTACATGGACTTTGTACCCGCATCGGAATCAAGGTTATTCGTACCAACTGAAGCACCAACCACAGCAGTGTTCTACACTATCTGGTCTTATAGGAAGGGCGCAGGGCGCGAACTAATTCTGGAAGCAGTGGACTACATCAAGAAGAACCGTCCTGAGATCACTCGGTTCGTTACCTTGTCTCCCAAGACAGTCATGGCTGAACAGTTTCACCTGAAGAACGGCGCAGTTGTTTTTAGGGAGAACGAGAACACTGTGAACTACGAGTACATGATGGAGAAAAAAGATGATAAACAATAGGTACGAAGCCTTACGCGTAGCGCTTGAGGCGCTGGAAGGGTATGATACCGACCCCACGCACGCCATGAAGATTCTGCGTCCCCGAGCAATCAGGTCAATCAAAGCAGTATTGGAGAAGCCGAGTGCCGAATACGAACGAGGGTATGTCGATGGACTACAAGCCAGAAAAGACAAGCGTAGCTTCTATAACGTTGGAAAAGCATTGGTAGGAAAACATGAGTGACTATTGGCCCGGTTCAAACATTATTAAGTCAACAAACAATGACTTCAACTGGCGTAAGAGAGTGCCAACTGTGGCTAAAGCAATAGTTGAGTACCAAACCAAATCCCGTTCGGGGAAAAGGGAGATAGCATATGACACCATTGATACAAGAAGCGGTGCGATTGGCTCCAGAGCCAGAAACGGCTTTGTGGTTTGATGTTGGAGTCATGGAGCCTCTAACTGAATCAACACGCACACCAATTGATGTTCTTTTAAATCTTCCTTTTAAGCGCACTGGCATAGCTGGCGTGGACAGTAAGGGACGCAAATTCAGTCTATGGATGACTGCTGGTAAAGACAGCGTTACCACGGCTGGATGCACGATAGAGCCAACTTCATTTTTTGCGCCGTTTGCATACATCAAAACAGACGATGGATTGCGGTACTACAACAACGACAAGGAAGTCAGCCGCCAGCAAATTGATCCGGTACTGAGGATGGTCTGTGCCGTGTTAAATAAACTGTCTGCTGGAGGAACAGCATACCAAGCAACTCCAAAACAAACATTCATCAATCGCAAGCGAGCCGCCAAAGGAAAGTCTGCTTTGTCATTTGACTGGCACACAGTTGTCATTGAGCCTCCAAAACCAAAGCAAGAGCATCAAGGGGGCACACACGCAAGCCCACGCAGACACCAGTCACGGGGACACTGGCGCACCTACAAATCAGGAAAGCGTGGATGGGTTAAAGAGTGCTGGAAAGGAGATGCAAGCAAAGGGACAGTTTTTAAAGACTATCAAATAAAGGAAAACACATGACCTACGCAGCAATCATTTCAGTCCAACTTGCCTTCATCAGCATCCAGTTGTGGCTCATTCAGAGGGCATTAAACAGATGAAGTCGCTTTCAAAACTACACCAAGAAGCAATCACCAAAGCCAAGACTGAGCAAGAGAAGGTCAAGGCTGCGGCGATTGCAATGATTGAAACGCCGATGGAGATGATCAAGGCAATCCTGCTTAAACATGAGACCGCCGTCATTGAGGTGATGCGTGAACTGGAACAAGCCAAGCAGGACGCTGTCAAGGCAGAGCGCCAGCGCATCGTCAATTTGCTGATGATCCAGCACGACATGGCAAAGGATCGTCATAACTATTGGCAGGTTGCGGCACAGTTAATTCAAGCAGACGTAGCGAGTGACACATGAACGATGGCTATTACTGCGTAGTGTGCGGCAGGTTTTTGCCAGCAGATGAAGACGGTGTGATTGTTCACGACGACATTCCGCACCCACCTGAAATGGACTTTGCTGACGAGGAGAACCCGCAATGAAAAATAAACCTAAGTACTGGCCCGGAACAGACATTGTTAAGTCAACCAACAACGCCTTTAACTGGCGAGAGGTTCGGTTCGGCGTATCCGAAGAAATGGTTCGGCATATGGGCAGGGTTGTCCAAGGAATTGAGAACGCCAAGAAGGGTAGACAGTTCAAGAAGGGTGAGGTGGTTTTAGATACACCGAAGAGCGCCCCAATCCAACTGTTTATGAAAGCAAGGGGCAAAAAGAAATGAAAAGGCGTCTAAATGCGTACGGTAAAGTATATAAAGGACGTACTCTCCCTTATGGTACTCTCGTTGGTGCAAGTTACGAACTAAGAAAAGCGTACTACACATACGGTTATCTACGTGACGAAGACATGCCAGAACTTCCTATTGATGAGCCATTAGACAAAGAATACGTAGACCCAGAAAAGGCTTTATCAACTATTGAATTATGTAGGGTTGTAAAACAAGCGCTTAGCACGTTGGACCCCAAGAAAGCAATAGTATTAAAGCTACGTTTTGGAATTGATGTTTCTGATGCTATGACATTAGAAGAAATTGGACATATGTTTGACTTATCAAAGGAGCGCATTAGGCAGATGGAAGCCAAAGCATTGCGTACCCTGAAACACCCAATTCGCTATGATATTTTGAGGAAAGTAATATAAATGACGGAGAAAGAACAATGCCTAAAATTGATCGACAATCTGATAAAGAAGCACGAGTACGATCTACGAGTACGAGACGTACTGAAAGCTCTGCGAAAGCGTATCCGATTGATTGGAACACATGGTGGCCCTTTGAACGAGCCACTGGCAACGCACTTAAACAACTCAACAAGCGCCAACCAACAGTGTGCTTAGACGACTTTGAGGAGGCATTACTATGAGTCAAGACGAAACAAATCTGCGGGACTTAGCGGCTATGTTCGCCATGTGTGGGCTTCTTATGCGCGGGAAAGACGAAAACATTACACTAATGAACATAAGCAACGTAGCCTACGAGCTTGCTGATGCCTTTATGCAGGCTAGAGAATCTAGCCACCCAACCAACCGTATAGATGGTGAATCACCATGAGCATTGTTTGGTCTTTTAGCAGCCTGAAAACATTTCAACAATGTCCGCGCAAGTATTACCATACTAAAGTAGCTAAAGATATTGTTGAGCCGGATACCAAAGCTACGATGTATGGCAAGACCGCACATACTGTGGCGGAAGAGTTTGTAAGGGACGCTAAGCCGATACCTGAAACTTTTGAATACATGAAGGCAACCCTAGATACCCTTAAAGACATACCCGGAGATAAATTATGCGAAGTGAAACTAGGTCTGACAAAGAACTTGGAAGCATGCGAATTCAATGCTCCGAATGTATGGTGGCATGGAATAGCCGACTTGGTGGTTATCAATCAGGAGAAGGGGGTAGCTCACTCGGTGGACTACAAAACCAGCAAGAGTGCGAGATATGCGGACGCCAAGCAACTCGATCTTGTCGCCTGTGGGCTTTTCGCCAAGTTTCCTCAGATCAAGCGGGTGAAGAGCGCCTTGATCTTTATTGTGTCTAAAGAGTTTGTCAAAAAAGAGCACCATCGGGAGATGATGCCTAAGTACATTGAATCCCCAGCCCAAGATGTTGCACGTATTGAAGCAGCGTTAGATAATGGAGTCTGGAACCCCATCCAAGGCCCACTGTGCAAATTTTGTGCAGTGAAATACTGTGAGTACAACAGGAGTTAAAAATGAGCTTAACACCCGACAGATTTTTTAACGGCGAAAACACTTGTTCGTGTTGTAACAAACCTATGTATGTAAACGATGTTGGAATTGTATTCAGACCGAGCTACAAAATAATTGATGATTTTTTATTTTGTGTTGAGTGCGCCACACAAATGACAATGGCAATCCTGCAAGATCTTTCTAGGTTAAACCCTGACATAGCGTTTGCGTACTACGATAGATTTACTGGTTCAAAAGACGCTACTTCTTTAAATTTACGCCGCCATGCGGAAGCGCTTAAAGCGCTTGCTGAGCGTATGGAAGGCCATGCCGAAATGGTCGATCAATTTGGGAGATAACCATGCCTTACGTAAACAAACCCCGCCCGTACAAAAAAGAGTACCAACAGCAGCTTGCCCGAGGAGAGGCCGATGAACGGCTTGAACGCCAACGTGCAAGAGAAGCGTACGATAAAAAGCACCCTGACAAAGATGGTGACCACATTGCCGACTCCAGAGAAGGCAAAGACATTGCACACCGAGTAGCCCTTTCTAAGGGTGGGTCAAACAAGAACGGCGTGCGTGTTGAATCAGCGAATAAAAATCGTTCGTTCAAACGAGCGTCAAACCATAAAGTTGTGTCAGAAGTGAGCAATAGAGAACGCAAGAAAAAATGAACCTATCAGAGTATACGTGGCCCCGTCCACCGGGGTTCACACCATTCGAGCATCAGAAGACAACAGCAGAATTCTTAACGGGTAACCCCAAAGCGTTCTGCTTTAATGAGCAGGGTACAGGTAAGACCGCCTCAGTCATCTGGGCAGTGGATTACCTTATGACCCTAGGATTAGTGAAGCGTGTGTTAGTGATCTGCCCGCTGTCAATTATGAAATCAGCTTGGCAAAATGATTTATTTAAGTTTGCCATCCACCGCACTGTGGCAGTGGCTTACGGAGCCGCACGTAAGCGCAAAGAGATTGTAGAAGCCGGTGCCGAGTTCGTCATCATTAACTTTGATGGCGTTGGCATCGTCAAAAAAGAAATCATGGCAGGTGGCTTTGACCTTATTGTTGTTGATGAGGCATCGGCATACAAGAACGCGCAGACAGATCGTTGGAAAGATTTGCGTGATCTGAGCCGGGTTATAAAAGGGTTGTGGATGCTTACGGGTACACCCGCAGCGCAGTCTCCTGTGGACGCTTACGGTTTGGCTAAGCTAGTCAATCCTAAGGAAGTGTCTCCGTTCTTTGGACAGTTTCGGGATACGGTGATGACGAAGCTATCCATGTACAAGTGGGTGCCCAGACCAAACGCCCAAAGAATTGTGCACAAGCTACTACAACCTGCCATCAGGTTTGAAAAAGCCGACTGCCTAGACTTACCACCCGTAACCTTTACGGAGCGTGAAGCCCCGCTAACACCGCAGCAGCACAAGTTCTACACCATATTAAAGAAGCAGATGCTTATAGAAGCAGCGGGTGAAGAGGTGTCCGCCGTCAATGCGGCGGTGCAAATAAATAAGCTACTACAAATTGCTGGTGGCGCAGTCTATACGGATACGGGCGAAGTTGTTGAGTTCGATGTAAGCAATCGGCTAAATGTGGTACAGGAAGTCATTGAAGAGTCAAGCCACAAAGTGCTTGTGTTTGTCCCGTTCACGCATACCATCCAGTTGCTCCAAAAACACCTAACCAACAACGGTATTTTGTGTGAGGTCATAAACGGTGAGGTGCCCGTAAACAAACGCACTGACATTGTTAAGCAGTTCCAAGAGCAAGCCGACCCAAAAGTGCTCATCATCCAGCCCAAGGCTGCATCCCACGGGTTAACCCTAACTGCTGCTAACACTGTCATTTGGTATGCTCCATGCTCCAGTGTTGAAACGTACCTGCAAGCCAACGCACGCATAGACCGACCCGGGCAAGTCAACAACATGACTGTTGTGCACATCAAGGGCAGTCCGATTGAGTCGCGCATGTACTCAATGCTTCAGAACAACATTGACAACCACCAGAAAGTGGTTGACCTGTACAAACAAGAAATTTTTTCCAGCGACTATTGACATTGTAAAAATTAGCTGTATAATCCAAGTTGTGTAGCAGTGGTGGAAAACGGGTTAGCGCCGTGGGCTTTGTGCATTTGTAACCAACACTGCTTTATGTGAACCACTATTGCTACACATTTTCATTAGGAGCATCAGATGGACAACGAAGTTCAGAGTCAATCTACCCCCGTAGATTTAGCCAAGCTAACATCTATCTACATAAAAATCAGAGACAAACGCGCTGACATAAAGCGCACGTTCGAAGAAGAAGACAACGACCTTAAAGAGCAGATGGAAGTTCTGGAAAGCCAGATGCTCGATGTATGTAAAGACATGAATGCCGACAGCATTCGTACCCCACACGGCACAATCATTCGATCAGTAAAGTCACGGTACTGGACGAACGATTGGGATTCAATGTACGACTTCATCGAAAATGAGGGTGCATTTGGCCTGTTAGAGAAGCGACTTCATCAATCCAACATGAAGCAGTTTCTTGAAGAGAATCCAGACAAGTTCCCCGTTGGCCTCAACGTGGAAAATTCTTACTCCGTGGTTGTTAGACGTTCTAAGGAAAAATGAAATGAGTGAACTCACCCTTCTTAATCAAGACCTCCCCGACTTCCTGCAAAAAGCAGGTGTTAGTGAGCTTACCAAACAGCTTGCTGGTAAGACCGGCGTCAAGCGTATTGTGCCTAAGAACGGCATTTTCCGTAAGACCGTTGGTGGCGAAGAAATGGGCAAGGTTAAGGGCAGCTTGAACGCCATCGTTGTTAATGCTTCCCCTCATGTGGGGCGTATTTTCTACGCTAAGGCATGGAGTCCCGATGCCGAGCCGACTGCACCGGATTGTTTCTCCAATGACGGGCGTACCCCCGATGCAGGTTCAGTTAACAAACAAGCTGAGCGATGTGACAACTGTAGCCAGAACATAAAAGGTTCTGGGATGGGCAACTCCAAAGCTTGCCGCTATTCTCGTCGGATCGCACTTGTGCTGGAAGAAGATTTTGGCACCTCTTTGGAAGGCGAAGTCTATCAAATGAACTTGGCTTCCAAGTCATTGTTTGGCGACGGGGCTGGGGATAACACCCATACCTTTGAAAACTACACCAAGTACTTGTCGAATAACGGTAAGAGCTTGGACTATGTGATGACTCAGATCAGCTTCAACGAAGAGAACGATAACCAATCCGTTCTGTTTACGCCGACTCGGTTCATTAACAAGGCTGAGTTTACGGTGACTAGCGATGTCGCCACAAAGCCCGACGTGCAGAAGATGGTCGTTATGACGCCGTACCAAGCCGATATGTCTGGTAAGCCAAAGCTGGAAGCACCTGCACCTAAGGTAGCCGATGAGTCTCCTATTGAGGAGCCGACCAAGCGTGAAAAGAAAGCCGAGCCGAAACCTACCGCCAAGAAAGACCTTGACTCGGTAGTGAAGGCTTGGAGCGACGAGGAGTAAACACATGACCTACGGTTATAGCCAAAGCTTGGTGCATGCCAACAAAAAAGCGAGCATCAAGTCTTTGGGTGTAGCCTTGGGTCGTGCATGTATTCGCGCCAACATTAGTGTTAGCAAGATTGCGGCAGACTTTGGGGTGACTCGTATGACCATATACAACTGGTTTAAGGGAGACCGAGAACCACACCCCAATTACGCGCAAGCAATTACCGACTACATCACGTACACCAAAGCTCACCACCAAATAAAGTAAAACATGTCAACCTTCGATCTGCTTGACACGGTACTCCCGGCAGAAGGGCGCTACTGTGTGATAGGGATTGGTAGGTATCCTGACCAGCATTTTGTAGACACCAAGGAAGAAGTTGAACAGTTAGCCGAGCAATTTGTAAAACGCAAAATAGACGTTTATTTTGGATGTGCCAAGTTTGGTCCGCTTAATAACCGCACACATGCAAACGCCACCTACTTCCGTGCGCTGTGGATGGACATTGATTGTGGCCCCACAAAAGGCGTACCAGATGAGAAGGGCGTTATCAAAGGCTACCTTGACCAACAAATCGGGCTTGACGAGTTCAAGAAGTTCTGCATTGCAGTCGGCTTACCTAAGCCAATATTAGTAAGCTCCGGTTACGGCATTCATGCGTACTGGTTGCTACAGGAAACAGTGACCCGCTCACAGTGGGAGCCACTAGCTAACCGGCTACGTGAACTGTGCGTTGAGCACGGGCTTATTGTGGACTCTTCAGTATTTGAAGCGTCCCGAGTTTTGCGCATCCCCGGTACATTTAACTTTAAGCAAGAGGAGCCTAAAGAAGTAACGGTGCTCAACGAGGATACACCTCGTATGGCGTACCAAGAGTTCAAGGATTTACTCGGCGCACCTGAGCCAAAAGAAGACGTACCCGACTTTATCCCCCGCACGGTAAGTCCAATGATGGAAGCCCTTATGGGTAATAAAGTCAAGCGGTTTAAGACCATCATGCTCAAAGGTGAAGCGGGTTGCGCTCAGCTTAATTACTGCTTTACAAACCAGAATAGCATTGAGGAACCGCTGTGGCGCTCTGCATTATCCATCGCAGCCTTTTGTGTGGACGGAGACAGCGCAGCGCATAAGCTATCTAAAGAGCACGAGGGATATGATCCTGACGAAGTTGACAACAAGATAGCCAACATCCGCAAAAAGGGTGGCCCTCACCATTGCGCCACGTTTGAAAAGCTAAACCCGCAAGGCTGTGATGGCTGCGTACATAAGGGCAAGATCAAGTCCCCCATTATGCTGGGGGTTGAAATAGAAGAAGCCGATGCCGACGACAACGAAGTTGCGATAGAAGAAGACAACGGAGAAGTAAGCACATATCAGATACCTGAGTATCCGTTCCCGTTTTTTCGCGGGAAGAAGGGTGGCATCTATATCCGCCCAGATAAAGACGATGAAGAAGCTGAGCCAAAGCTTGTCTATGAGCATGATCTATACGTGGTCAAACGCATGCGTGATCCTGAGCTTGGAGAAGTGGCGTTGTTTAGGCTGCACTTACCACATGACGGCGTTCGTGAATTTAGCATCCCGACAACAGCAATCTCGTCGCTCGATGAGTTGCGCAAGCAGTTAGCACACAACGGTGTGGTGGCACACAAGACACAGTATGAATCACTTGCTAAGTTTGTCGTGTTTTTTATTAAGAACCTACAGTATGTAAAAAGGGCAGAAATGATGAGAACTCAATTCGGATGGGTAGAAGGGGACAGTAAATTTATTCTTGGTGATCGGGAAATTACCAAGGACGGGGTGTTTTATAGCCCGCCGTCTAGCACCACAAAAGATGTTGCCGAGAAGATCGTGCCTAAGGGTACGTTTGAAAAGTGGAAAGAAGTGTTCAACATGTATGCCAAGCCGGGACTGGAGCCGCATGCGTTTGCCGCACTTACAGCCTTTGGGTCACCCCTGCTGAAGTTCACAGGGCTTGAAGGTGCCATCATTAACGTGATCCATCCTGAGTCTGGGTCGGGCAAGTCAACCGCCTTGTTTATGTGCAACAGCGTATATGGTCAGCCGAAGGAGTTGACTTCCATGTACAAGGACACGTTCAATGCCAAGATGCACCAGCTTGGCGTGATGAACAACCTGCCCAATACGATTGACGAGATTACGAACCTGAGCGGCATGGAGTTTTCAGACTTGGCGTACAGCATTAGCCAAGGCCGAGGCAAAAACAAAATGAACGGCACCACCAATACGCTTCGGGTAAACAACACCAAGTGGCAGGGGATGACATTGTGCTCGGCGAACGCCAGCTTTTATGAGAAGCTAGGGGTAGCTAAGAACACGCCAGATGGTGAGTCCATGCGCTTGCTTGAGTACAAGATCGAGCCGAACAGCATCATTGATGTGCAGGTTGGCAAGCAGATGTTTGACCATCAGCTACGGGAAAACTATGGTCATGCGGGGGATATTTACATCCAGTGGCTAGTTGATAACCTAGAAGAAGCAGTTGCTCTGATGCGCAAAATCCAAGCTCGGATTGACCGCGAAGTTCAGTTCCACCAGAAAGAACGGTTCTGGTCTGGCGTCGCTGCTTGCAACATTGCGGGTGGGTTGATTGCCGCTAACTTGGGGCTGCACGACTATGACATGAAGGCTGTATATGAGTGGCTAAAAGGCATGCTCGGCGAAATGCGTCTGGAGATTCAGCCGCCAAACTCCACTCCAGTCACTGTCCTCGGTGAGTTCGTCAATGCGCACATCAACAACGCTCTGGTAGTCAATGGGGAAGTAGACGCCCGCAGTAACTTACAGTCCCTCCCAATGTTAGAACCACGCGGTGAGTTGCTAATACGCTATGAGCCAGACACTAAAGAACTTTTTATTGCTGCCAAGCAGTTCAAAGACTTCTGTGTGAAGCAGCAGATCAACTATAAGACTACGCTGAAAGAGTTAGGCAACGCCAAAATCTATGTTGAAGGCTGCAACAAGCGCATGTCTAAGGGCATGAAAGTTGTATCCCCAGCAGTGCGAGTGTTAAAGTTTGACGCATCTGCCTCTGAGTTCCTTCAGATGGACGCTTTTGCAACGCCCAATGAAAATAGAGACAGTAACGTACCAGCTTGACTGGTCTAAATTTAGAAAGGGGTACAGTTTTTTTGTACCCTGTATTGATGTAAAAGCGGCTAGAAAAAATTTAGCCACCGTAACCAAGCGGTTAAAAATACAAATACTTACGCAAGTAGTGATAGAAGAAGGAATTAAAGGCTTGCGTGTATGGCGAGTTTGAACTAAACTAAGTTCGTTCTCCTTGGTTGACTACCCATTGTCCCCGGCTTAGTCCGGGGATTTTTTTATTCCACACCGGCTCGTTTCTGGATGCGTTCAATACGCTTCTCCATATTTTCCACAACGGGCAGTACTAACCTAGCATTTTTTAACGTAACCTCGTGCCCTGCCCTAGCTGATGCACGGGTTTTTAAATCATTGAGTATCGCTTTTACCGCTTGATCTGGCAGTATCGCTTTTTCTGGGTTTCTCTCGTCAAATTTAGTTACTTCTTCTTCAAAAATTTTGGACAACTTTAGATCGCCTTCCTCTGTGCGCTTCCGTGCCTGAACTTTCATTTTAACTATTAGTAAATTCCGTTCATTTTCTATTTTTTGCTCGACAGCAGTTAACTTAAAGTTAGTCTCACCAAGTCTTGCCAATATGTCAGGACGGAAACCAATCCGCTGTGCAAGTGCATACCCACCCGCTTTATCCGCAGGAATGACCACATTTCCCTTAGAGTCAGTAATACCTTCTTTGCTGTACCTATCAGCAATTATCCAGTTGCGAGCAAACGCAGGTGCTATAGCTTCAGCAGCTTTTTGAAACTCTCCCTGCTGATATAGGTCGGACGCTCTAGCTACAGACATGCCAAGACTTACTGACGGTCCCGCATGCTCCATTATCCAATTTGTAAGACCTTCTTGCGAGGTTCTAGCTTCTTTAGTGTCCCGCCCAAACAGATCATTTAATCCGATCCGCTGGGATATAGCGAGTCCAGTCATAGCATTCAGCGGCCCATGCGTCAAAATATCTGATACTGGAACGTCTCCAATATGTGTATCACCAAGTAACTCAGGTAAGAACACTTCACGGAACCAAAGTTGTGGGTCTTTGTCCTTCATGTCTTCTGGGCCTTCGTCATCGTCCTCCATTTTTTTCATGGCGTAGGCTAATACCCCAAGGATAGGACTAAATGCTGGAATGCCAACTAAACCAGCAATCGAACCGGCGGTTAAATAGATACCAAAAAATTTCTTAGCCGCAGCCGCTTTACCCTCTTTATTCAGGAAGGGTAACATCTTGAAGAAGTTTGTAGTTAGCAGTAGTGCGGTATGCACTGGGAACATTTTGAACTGGAATGCTACACGACCAACCCCCTGTTGCATCCAGCGCGGGCGATTGGATAGATCGTAATTAGCTAGGGATTCGTTAACGTCAGATACAGCTTGATTGATAGCGGCTTCATGTGCTTCGTTTTTGGACATTCCCTCTTTTTGAAACCGCTTATAGCCAAGGCGGTAAGAGGCGAGGAATGTAGCCTCCCGAGTTAGCCGCTCAACATTGTGCATCAGTGCGCCGACTACCAAGTTTGCGGCTTCTGCGCCAAGTTGTTTGGTTTTGCCGACTACAGATGTCGCTTGTTGCGTAGGTATGTTTTTATAGCCCCAAACTAAAGATGTGTAAGTAGTCTGAGTAACACCACGCTGAAACATTTCGCGCACTGCGTCACGCTCATTTTCAGATAAGGACTTGTTGTTCGATATGCTCGGTGCAACGATGGATGTCGTGCCGTCTGGGTTATCTTGGAGCATCGTGTACTGATTCAACAGCGTGACCATTTTGCCAAGTTCTCTAGCCGCACCGATCATATCGTTGTGATTTGCACCGATGACTGGAAGAGAAGCTATGTATACGCTAGCTGGCTGGATAAGTGCAGAAGACGCGCCTGACAAAAACCAGAGGTAAGATGTTTTATTAGCTAGCCCCGCAAGCGCATTACCAAAACCTTGTTCGGCATTACCTGACAGAGCCAAATCAACTCGACGTTCAATTTCATCCACAAACGGAGAATAGTTTGATCTACCTTTTACTGCATCGTGCGCGGCGGAGACAGAATTGCGCAGCATAGGGGCATACTTTAGCCGAGCAAGTTGCATAGACATTCGAGACGCGGTAGCAGCTACATTACGCAGAACGTCGGTGCTAAAACCGGTTTTGTCTTTACGATGTATAAACATTTTGCGGAAACTTTGTTCCGGCATTGTGTTCAGGTATATCTGATAGATAGCATCTTTTAGTGCTTCTTTAGCATCAACTCCGCCATCACCAAAGTCTTGTTTATCTATAGCGTCAAAAGCTTGCGTCAGCATTTGGCTATTAGCTTGGCTACTACGTCTCAAGGACCTGACCGTATCTCCGGTGTCAAAAAATCTTTTATCTGTAACGTCTTCTCTAAGTTCTTCGGCTACTTCTCTTGCAAATTGATCGCGTTCGCCGGGAGACTCAAACATGTAGAAGCCTTTGTAGTCGCCCTTTTCTACACGGAACCAAAAGTCGCCATAGCGTACTAATGGAAAGAATGGCGTGATACGAGCACCTGTTTCAAAGGTAGTCCGTAAAGTGCGGATAAGGTTAGTCTTAGCTTCAGCAGTTAACCCTTGCAAATTTTCAATTTGCTGATCCAGCAGATCGGAATACAAGTCAGCTAGATTGCGGTAGTAATCTCGCAACATACCATAAAGTTTTTGCCCTTTTGCGCCTACTGATTTATATAGCGCATCTAACCGCGCATCCCGTACCTTTTGCTTACGGTCAGATGGGTCGTAGCGCGTAATGGTTGTTTCGTATATTAGGTTCTCAAACTTAGTGCGGTACTCTTTATTAGACTTAAAGAACGGATTTAGCTCACGGGCTAAGGCTGCACGGATTTTATAAGATGCTGCGGTCAAAGAGTTAGCCATGCCATTCATGGCCTGCATTTGAGTATCCGCATCTTTGATGGCTTGGATGCCAGACCAAGTACCCAAGAAGGTCGCTGTAGGTAAACGCACTAACGCATCTATCGCCCCCCGCGACATATTTATCCAACCGCGATCAACTAATGCCTTTAGAACGGTTGCAACTTTTGTAGCATCCCTAGCCTTAAATAATGCTTCCGCACCTTTAAGTTCTGTCCCTTCTCTGGAGAGCCGTGTTTTTTCTTGCGCAATTAGCGATGCCTCCGCTAGCTCTTTAGCCGAGCGGTTTGCATTCCCATATTTATCTTCATCTTCTGGTATGACGGATGCTGACGGGGTTTTCTTTTGGTACGAACGTTCACCTTCACCTCGTACGGCTGCGGGCATTTCCGCACCAGCAATATCTTCGGTAACGCTAAGCAGGTCGGTAAACGCAGATGCGTCTTTTTCCTTCAAGCCGAGGTAGTCCATAATGGAACGAGCGAAGCGGCTAAATACATTGCCGCGCTCACTGGGCAGACCTTTCATAAAGTCCTGCATTGCAGGCTCGGTCATGCTGTAAGACAAAAACTCATGCGGCGAGTCAAATATTTCGTAGCTAGCTTGGTTATTTTCAGGATCGACAACTAGAGTTCTTTCAACCAACTCTTCTAGCTCAGCAGGTACTAAACCCTGTGCCTGCATGCGGTCATAGGCTGTGCTAGTAGCGACCATTAACTTAGTAAGCTCACCGACAAATTTGGCTAACGGAGCGTCTAGGTTTTTAAAGTCCGCCTCCATCCCCGCCCAAAGTTTGCGGTTTAGTCCAGCATGCAGAAGCTCATGGAGGATAGTGGAATTGTTAACGCCATTATGATTACCAAAACTTGCACCGCGCAAGTACACTGCCCGTTTGCCTTTATTTTCAGCAGGGGGCACATATACCGCCCTAGCGCGGTCCCAACCAGAATCCCCTTTTAGCGCATCCGGTAGCGGATCACCCTTTTCGACAACAACCACATCGACGCCGACCACCAATTTGCGTAGAAGTCCAGCAAGTTTTTTCTCAAAAAATGTACCAGTTTTCGTGACCTGAGTAAGCACCTGATTTGCTGTCATCGTCCCCGTGACGCCGGGGTTAATCTTAGATGCCGCAGCCGCAGTACGGGCTGAGCGGGCTGTCTGTGTAGCCTGCCAACCACGCTTGATGTCATCATGTTCCTGCTGAGAAATGCGTTTGCGGTCGGCAAGGGCGGCTTTAGCTTTGTTACCAAGTGCTGATTTCCCGTGCTTCTTAGCCATGTCGAACAGAGTCCGCATAGCCTGAATTTTTTGTGCCCGTTTCTCATGCTGCGCCGTAGCTATTTGCTCGGCGTTCTCGTATTGGGTTGGGTCTACAGGAATGTTGGCTTCTGCTATCTGGGCTTCAGCACGTTCAATGGCTCGGCGCTCTCGCGCATTAGCAGCATTAGTGGCTTTTGTTTGTCCTTCTTTAGCGGCTCGCTCTTCTTCAGTAAGTGCAATTGGTTTACGTCCACGCTTACCGGTTGGTTTCTGTCCTTCTGCCACTGCTTTTGTAGTCGTAGCTACGGATTCGGCTGTTGTTTCTTGTTCTTGCGCTTCTGCTTGCTGGGTTTGAGGGGCTTGAGTGCCAAGAGGTTCTCCTGTGGTTTCAGTTGTTGCTGAGGCGGTTTTACTAGGTACTTCTTTAAGCTGGGATGCTTCTTCTGGAGTTAGTTCAAAGTTGAACGTAAATCCTTGACCGACACCCTGTTCCGCATAGTCTGGATTATTTACCCTAGGATCATTAGCAGGGATGTCTACATAAAACAGTGGAAGGTCTGGTCTGTAGTCAGAAGCGTATTGTTTATTTGTACTCGCCCAACGCCCCGTTTCGCCTTCGCTAGGACTGCCACTATGGTAAACCCTAACATACCCTTCTTTTGCTTCTTCTACCGGCGCAGGTTGGGCTGGTGGAGTTAGCGGGGTTGCTTCTAGTGTTGGCTCAATACGCCCATAAAGATCACGTTCACCTAGTGCAACTGTTGGCACTCCTTCTCCGCCAGTAGGCTCTGTAACATCTGGTCGAGTAGATACCACTCCAGTTGGCTCAATCCTTCCAACTCCTTCGGCGGGGGGCACTGCACCTCGCTGCCCAGCCACGCTAGCGCCTGCTCCACTTGGGACTCCGATAGGTTGTGTAGTACTAACATCTTGTTTTCCTCCGGCTTCCTTTTCAGCGAGCGCATCGGCTTCAGTCTCCTGTGCAATGTCAATACGGGCTTTGTTAACCGCCTCAATAGGGTCAACACCGTTATCAATATACTCCTTAGCACGGATATGTACCGGGTCATCTGAAGGTTCAGCGATTAAGTCTGTAATTCTGTCCTTGCGATTCTGAAGTATCCTGTTCTGTGCAATTCTGTAGGCGTTGTCTTTGGGTATGTTTTGGCTAATTAAATGCTTAGCAATAGCCTCAACCTCATCGGCCTCTTCTTCTTGTACGGTCTTAGGTAGATTGCCGGAGGCTAAGTCTTGGACAGTGGGTTCTTTTTGTTCAGTCGTCGCCGTTTTTTCTGCCGGAGTAGCGAGCCGCTCGGCTACTTTATCGCGCAGTGCTTGGATTGATTTTGTAATAGTGGCATGCCCACCACCCATAGCTGCACCGGTAGCTAAACTTCGTGCGGCAGCTTCACCTAATTTTTGGTCCCAAGGCTTACCAGTAGCTATGTTTGTAAAGATTTGCTCTTGCACGCCTTGAGGTAGCTCCTCAAGTACGCCTTCTTTAGTCAACTCTTTAATGATGCTTGGAATTGCTGCGCCTTTGCCAACGCCGACCCCAGAAATTCCCGCAGACTTTGCCGCAATACTAGTTTCAATGTCACCAATGCCTAGTTTTTTAGCTGCTTTACCAGATAGCATGGATATAGCAGCGGTACCAAGACCCGCAGCAATTGCTGGCTCTACATAGTCAGACCAATCTCTACCTTGTTGTCGAGCTTGTTCAGCAATACTGCCTGTTGCCTGCGCACCTTCCGTTGCGCCAGCGGCTAATGCAATCTTTGGGATTTGTTCCTGTACTTTGCCCCGTATAAATTCTTTTGCCGCGTTACCAGTAAGTCCCATAGCTGTAGCTTCAACCGTGGCACGCTGTGCAATAAGACGTACTAATTTACCACCTACGGCACCGGCAGCTACTGTTCCGGGTAATGATTCCGCTATCCCGCCTAGTAACTCCGTCGGGTTAACAGCAAGCGCTTTAAGGGTGTTAATAAACCCTGCTGCCTCTTCAACACTAGCCCGTGCATTTTGCCGAGTAAGAGATTGAAAACCATTTAAAAATTTGTTGGTTTCTTCGGGGTCATAACCAGCCCTAGAAAGTACACGCCCCGCAGCGCCACTAGTAGTAAGGTCGTATAAACCCACAACAGACTGCCCAAGCCCAACTGCCCCCTTAGTTAGATCAATACCGGTATCTTTAGCAAAGTCAGTAAACCCGTAATCTTCAGCTTCGGCTCCAGCGCGTAATTTTTCGCGTTTAGCTTTTTTAACCTCTTCTTTTTGCCTACCAATTTCTACAAGCCGCTCGGCTTCTTGTGCTCCCTGTTCGACATATTTGCGGCGGGAAGAGCGAATTAGCTCAGTCTCATCATATGCTTGAGGCTGTGTTTGGAGTACACTGATAGGAGCTTCTGTGGATGTAGGCGCTACAGACGATGCCAGAGCTTGTTCCCCTGCCTGAAATTCATCTGATATTTGTCCTAATTGCGGGGCACGGGGTTCCGCAGCAGGGGGCGCAGATGCAGGGGTAGTAGCAGGTGCAACCGCTTTTTTACCTATAGACACCCACTCGTTACCAATCAGCCCAAACTGCTCCCCTGTCTTTGGGTTAGTAGCTGTTTGTAAGGGCGTCCATTGGTTGTCAACAAGTGCAAACCGTTCCCCAGTTTCTGGATTTGTTGCTGTTTGAATAGCCATAAGACTCCATCAACGTTGGTCGGGGATAGCACCGGGTGGTGGGGGTGGGGTTTTACTATTGGGCGGCAAAGTTTTTGTTTTACTACCATAATAAACCGGTAGCCCCTGTAGCGTTTTACTCACAAAGTCAGCTTTATATGCTTCTTCATTGCCGTCAAATTGATCCTTTAGTATTTTTCTATATTTTGCACCTTCTAGCGTTTTATGAATGTTAAATTGGTCTAGTGCCTCTGCGTAAGTTTTACCCACACTACCTGCTGTCCCCGCTTTAGTCATAGAAAGATAATCACGGGTAGCTTGATTTTGTACATCAATCTCAGACATACCGGGGTTATCAGCACGTATTTTTGCCGCCAAAGCCGAAATTTGACCCACGCTTTCTTTAGGTTGCGGAGGAATACGAATAGTCGGAGGTCTGTAAGGCTTAGTAGCAGCCAAGCCTTTAGTTAATGCGTCAGCAACGGCTTTAGTCTTATCAAAACGAGCTTTTTCAGCTGCTTGGTGAGAAAGTACAGCACGACTCTCAGCAGCACGACCTTCTTTAAACAACCCCATATTTTCTTTACGCTGGGCATCAGCCATGTTAAATTCAGCTGAAGCAATGCTGCGTCGTTCAGCTTTATCAGCTTGAAGCGCCCGGTTGTACTCATCCCCAAAGGCTGCGCCAGCCGAACCAAACGCACGTACCCAATTATTTCCTCGTGTCATAGCCTCAGCAGCCTTTAAAAAAGCTAGACCTTGCCCTTCCTTTAATGCGCCAGAACGTTCTTTTTTACGTGCCTCGATGTCCGCTTTTAATGACTCCATAGCGGTGTTAGGCCCCATTGCTTCTCTATAAGCAGCTATTTCATTCTGCCCTATCTTTTTAGTTTGTTCAGGAGTCAACGTTGTTGTTTCAAAGTTTTGCAGGTTTTTCATAGCGCCTGGAACCATAGCACTTAATGCGCTATAGGTCGTAGGATCACCTTGTGAACCAAACGTAGGTCCTTGATTCAAAGAAGGAAGACCAATTGAACCTGAATTCCAGCCCGGCTCCAAGTCAGTACCAGACTGCCGCCGTTCATCGTCGGCTATAGCATTTAAAACTAATTCGTTATCGTTTAAACCCCCCTCTTGAAACGCAACAATACCTCCACCCGCCATAGCTGCTTGTTGTTCTGGAGGAAGGCGGTTGTATATGCTTGCCATGCCTTTACGCTCTGAAGCACGCACGCCTTTCTCAACCATGATAGCCTGAAGCTGCTCAAAGTCTCCTCGTGCTTTAGCAGCGGCTTCCGCTGCAACCAACTGCTGATCGCTCAGTTTGCTGACAATATTGGCAACATTTTCTGGGGATTCGACACTGCCGCCATCTGCATACCCCACCATACCGCCGTTAGCCATCATCTTGCTCAAACCATAAGCACCCAAGCCGAGCGCACCTGCGGTTTGCAACGCACTTGGCGGAGCTTGATATATAGAGGTAGTAGATTGTTGACCCAGAGGCAAGCCACGGATCAAGTCAGACATGAACCCAAGCTGTTTATACGGGTAGTTCTGCTGGTTCAAGAAGTCCTGATAGGCTTGTGTTAAACCCTGTTGCTCCAGTGCCTGCTGCTGTGCACCTGCCCTAGACTGCGCCTCAATTGCGCCCTGTTGCTGGGCAAACTGTTGTTGTCCTAATGCGCCAAGCTGACCTGCCGCCTGTAGACCTGTCTGTAGTCCTTGAAGTCCTAGATTAGCACCGAACTGACGAGACTGTTCACCAAGCTGTTGAGCCTGCATACGCCGCGCCATATCCTGATTGAACTGACCGGCGGCTTGTTCATAGGCAGTTTGATACCCCCTGCCGCGAATATCGCCAAGCTGCATGCCTAGATTACGCTGGCGCTCTGCCTCCATTAGCCCTTGACGGGAACCACCGAACGCACCCATCTGGGCGGCTTTGGCAGCATTTTGTTGACCCATAATGTCGGAGGAGCGTTGAGCCTCGCGCAACTGCGGAGCCATAGCCTGCTCGATAAACGGGGACATGTACTGCCCAGCAGCCATAGGTGTAAACTGACCGCCAGAGAAACGCCCTGCTCGGTACCCAGTACCTAGCGCACCAAGTCCAGATGCTGCGGCAAGATTAGAACCCATAGCTGTTTGCTGGGTCGGACCAAGTTGCTGTGCACCCTGAAATGCTTGCTGCTGGAGAGGGGAGAACCCAGCGATACGGTTGGCATCGTAGGTTTGATAAGGTTGTGCTGTTAGAGCTTCACCTTTAGCTAAAACTCTTTGTGCTGACGGTCTTGCCCATTCGGGCAATTCCGTTATCTGCGTTTGTTGCTGTTGTGGCGAAGGAGCTGCTGGTCCGCACATAAATGCACCTCAAAAAGTATATATCATCTGCGTTGCTGCTTCTTTGAAACCCATACGGTTCCAGAGTTTTGCTACACGCAGATCAGTCATTGCAGAAACAAGCAGCCGCTTAACTTTGCGGCGTTTGAGTTCGTCTAAAACAGCTCGTACAAGTTTTTTGCCAATGCCGTTACGATGTTCTTTTAAAACGAAAACTGTATCTTCTGTTGCGATAAGGTCTTGGTTGTGCATGTCGTTGGTTATGTATACATTGCCATAGCCACATACTTGCCCATCAAACCGAAGCACAAATGTAAGTAAATCACCCCGTTCACAAGCATTTCCATACTCATGGAGCCTTGGGTTATATGGAGAGTACTCAAATCCTTGCCCACGAAGTCTCTCAACCATTTCAAGATAGTGCTGTCGATACAGGGGTTCTAGCTCCCTGTATGTATCGGTGAACTTCTCTAATGTAATGGTATAGCTCATGCCGGTAGATATTTATCTGCGCGGGAGTTGGCAGCTATCTTCCTTTTGCCGACTGTCTTACCCCTAGCTTTCTGAACTCTATCCATCATGGCATACAACTTACGGGCACCGGACTCTGTAGAACCGTTGCCTAATTCAGAAACGATACGTGCAGGTACAACGAACTCACCATCTGCCAGCCGAGCCGGTTGTTTATTCCCAATCATCGCAGGGATAGAGTCAGACACTCCATCACCGGGACCACGCAGTAGGCGTCCACCATCAGAGTAGCCGCCAAGATCAGAGATTCCGCCCTGAGCAAAGCTCATCTGCCCGTTCATTGGATTAACGCCAGTGTCTGTACCGGAAGCCAGCATCTCACGAGGTACGGGGGTCTGCCATGCGTTCGCGTACTGGCTTTGCGACAGTCCTGCTTGCGGGTAGTTAGCGTTCATAGCACCAATCGGACCGCCATCTGCAAACGGTATCTGGTACGAAGCTTGGTAGCGCCTCTCTTGCGGCGCAGACTTGGGCTGATAAACACCAGCGTTTAAATACCCCGGTCCAAGTTTGCTGGAATAGCCAGCACTATACCCAGTGACATCAGACATACCTTCCGGGGTCCGTAAAGCATCAACACCAAGGTTAAATCGCCCGCTGCCAAACGGATAAGACGCATTTAAATTTGCAGAGTAAAGTCCTTCTGGGGCGTCATCTGGTCTGTTTAAACTTGCAGATACGCCAGCGCCGTCTTTTCGATAAGAAGCTAAAAGACCATGCACAAGGGTTTCTTTTTCCCCTTGCTTCATTTTGCTTAGGTTTATCCCAAGAGATGCCTCGTCAGTACCCAAACCAGCCATAAGATTCTGTATCTCTGTATCATTTATCTTATGCTTTCCAACATTGACAAAAGGCTCAACACCGGATTCACCGCCATCCTTATAGCTGACAGTGCCGCCTTCAGCGGCGGTTGGAACGTACTGCCCCGAATAGTACCGCTGCTCTCTGCCAAAGTTTTGGTTTAAACCATCATAGCCGGGAACATTGGGTAGCGGGAAGGGCGTGGTTATATTAGGCTGATATGTGTAGCTGTACGGATTTGGACCCGAACCTTGTGGCGTTGGAAATTCTTTTGGTTCTTGCTCAAGAAGAGGGGAAGCTAGAGC